ATCGTGGCAAGGAGCTGGTAATCCTTCTGGTCCGGGTCGACACCAGTTGTCCCGGTGCCGGTGCTGCGCCAGAGCTTGCGAGCGATGACGCGGGAGTCTGGCGACACCGGAATGTTGGACAGCGAAACCTGCTTCGCGGTGATCGCGCCGGTTGTCGCTGGCGTGCCGGGCCACGGCGCTGTCTCGCCCAGCGCCGTCACGTAGGTGACGTTGTAGTAGAACGTTCCGGTGAGATTGCCGGCCGTTGCGGTCGACGCGATGGTGATCTGCCCGGACGGTGCAGCCACGCCGTCACCAACCAGTGTGTTCAGCGCGCCATCGGCCACCACCGACGTCAATGACACCTCCCGCCCGTCAGGCAACCGGACACCCCACGGCATATCGCCGTTGTCCTTGTCCTTCAGCCAAGGCAGCTCACCAGGTCGCAGGTCCATTTCTCGTTCTCCTAAAAGGAAGGGCGCACACGGCGCCCTTCCCTGTTCTCACATCGCCGGGGCGCTTTAGACCAGGCCGCCGCCGACTTGCTCGTTGACGCCAGCCGTCTTGCGCTTGACGGCTTCCTGGGTGGCCTTGGGCTTGGTGTCGCCCATGCGCACCGGCTTGCCGGTTGCACGCAGCGTCACCTCGTCCTTGGGTGCAGCCCATTTCGGCATCTTCCCCGTCACAGTGAACTCCTTCCCCGGCTTCACGCGGACGCCGTTGTAGAAGCCCAGCTGCAGGGCCACCGCTGTTTGCGTGGTCTTCTCGCTCATGGCGATCAGTTCACGTTGTCAGCGTAGGCGCGCCAGGCGGACGGATCAGGCGTCAGGAACGCGTTGATCTTGCCGGCGGTGATCGCGGTGGTGCCCGTGATCTGCTGGATGCCCAGGTAGCGCTCGTAGCTGCCGTGGGGCAGCGCGACCACGACCGCCGTGGCGCCCGCATCCAGCTCGTTCAGCGCGTCGTCGTCGGTCACGAATGCCTTGGACGTGTAGTGCACCGTGGCGGTGGACGTGTCGGGCGTGGCCACCGCATCGGACACCAGGCGGAACTGGACCGTGCCGGCGGCGCCGCCGGTGATGATCGAGGTGTCCACGCTGATTACCAGATACAGGTTCTGGCCGTTGCCCTGGTTGATGGTTGTGTTGAGGCTACCCACCAGCGTGTCGATGACATCGCCGATGTTGTAGGTGCCGGCCGCGCCCGTATTCAGGGAAACGGCATCGGCAAACTCCGTGCGTTCGTCGAGGATCATTTTGAAATTCCTTTCGTGTTCAGGGGGTCGCCGATCAGATGCCCGATTCGGTCAGCAGCAGCTGGTCGCTGCGGCGGCAGGGCACGCCGTCGAAAGACAGCACGCGCTTGCCGGCCATGTTCTCGAAGGACAGCGTGCTGTTCTTGGTCTTGTTCGTCATCTGACGACGCAGCCACGAACGCACCGAGCGGTTCATGTAGAACGCCGGGCGGCCCATCGACAGCGAGGGCACGATTTCCAGGGCCTGGACCATCAGGTCGGTCAGGTCCGGGCCGGTCGCGGCGTCCTTCACCAGGTTCTCGTAGTCGATCTGGATGCGCACGACATAGCGCCAGTCGCGGACGGTCAGGCCGGCGTCCCAGCGGTAGTGCGTGCGGTAGGCTTCAGCCCGGCCGTTGTTGCCGTCGATGTTCTCGACCGTCACCTGGCCCTTGTCGGTCATCTGCAGGCCGGCGGTGCTGCCCTTCGGGTAGATGCCATGCACGGTGTTCTCGCCCCACACGACCAGGTAGATGGACGTGTTGTCCGTACCGTCCGGCGTGGCGGCGTCGGTCAGGATGTTCTCGCCGTTCAGCGCGGCCTGGTCGTTGAAGCGCGGCGCGAAGCCGGTGAACGCCTCGGGCTCGGTCGACTCGTTGCCGTACCACAGCGTGGACGCGCATTCCTGGTTCATGCCCTCGACGTGGGCGCGGTCCTCGCTCATGCGGAACGCGGCGGTGTTGCCGTTCAGGTCGGCCAGGGCCTTGTCCACCTCGGCGTAGGCTTCCAGCATGCCGGTGGTGTCCGTGACTTGCGCGGTCGTGCTCTTGGTCGGCTGGACGCCGCCGTAGAGCTTGCGCCAAGTCGGGGTGGGCAGGCCGGTGCGGACGGTCGTGCGGTGGCCGGTGGGCAGGTTGCCTTCCAGCCAAACCATGTCGTCGAGGACTTCGTTCGTCTGCGCCAGCATCTCGATGATGGTGGCAATCTTGTTGTTGGGGTCCAGCCGGTTCTTCAGGTCCAGCAGGGTGGGGTGGATTGCGCTCAGGGTCGTCATGTCGGTGGTCCTTTCAGTTCATGTTGCTGTTTTCGTAGAACGACTTCGCCGGTGCCTTGGGGGCGCCCTTGACGAAGCCGTCTTCGCTGATCGCCTTGCCGATCTTCACCATCATGCGCACCACGTCGGGGTGGTTGCCCATGCCGGTGCTGTCCAGCAACGAACGAATCCCGTCACCGCCGAAAGCGTCCAACGCCTTCTTGGCAACCGCCAGGTTCTCGGCCAGTTTGTCGCCGCCGATTTCCTTGTCGGCCTTGACCTCTTCGCCCCACGCCTGGACCTGATTCGAGAACGCTTCGGCCTCGGCCTTGCGGATGTCGGCATACAGGTCCACGACCTTCTGCGCGCTCTCCGCTGGCAGCTTCAGCTCGCCGGCCACGGCCTTGAAACGGTCCACCGCGGTGGTGTCCAGCTCCACGCCCTCGGGGGCCTTGAAGTCGTACACCGGCGGGGCGTCGTCAGCCTTGCCGTCGTTCTTTGCCACGCCGTCCTTGGTGCTGGTGTCCGCATTTGCGGCGTCCTTCACGTCGGTCGTCGTGGTCGTTGCTGTCGTCTGATCGACGGCAGCGGTTGTCGTGTCCTGCGTCGTGCCGGCGTCGGTGGTCGCTGTGCTGGCCGTTGCGGTTTCAGTCGTCATTGTTCCGGTACTCGTTCAGGAGTCGGGCGTGTTCCTTCGGCGTGTGCTCAAGCATTTCCGCTGTGAGGAACAGGCCGATGTCGCGGCGACCTTCGTTGAAGGCCATGACGCTGCCACTGGTGTGGAAGCTGCTGCGCATCGTCCCGGTTCGCTCCAGCAGTCTCGACATGAGCCTGCGGCCTCTGGGGTCTGCCATGACCCACTTCAGGTCGTCGATTTCCCGCTGCACGCGCTTGGCGGATTTCAGCCTGTCGGCCTCTTCCTGCTCACTCGGTTCAATGGGGTCGATGTAGCCTGTCATGGGGTTATCTGTCGCGGACTGTAAAGCCGTGGCTGTCGCGCACGGGTACGGTCTTACTGCATCGGTGCGCCGTAGCCCTGCACGCTGGCCATGATGTCGCGCAGGTTGGTGGCGTCGATTTCGCTGACGGTCTTCGCGGCGTCGGCCGCCATCGGCGCGGCGGCGGCGGCCTGCTGGGCGGCCATCTGCTGGGCGCGCTGTGCGCGGATGTCGGCGGCCTGGTCGTCAGGCACCACCAGCGCCGGGTTGATGCCCATCGCCTCGGCGTAGTCGTCCACCATCTGGTCGGTGTCCACCTTGTCCCACACGGACGGGTCACCCTTGGCGGCGGCCAGTTGGCCCACGAAGGTGCCGAACCGCTCCATGCCGACCGTGGCCACCGCGCGCTGGGCCTGGGCCAATGTGCTCACGAACTCGATGTCGAGCGGTTGGCCTTGCAGTTCGTCGGGCGCGTCGGTCAGCAGGCCGGCCTCGGCCATCCGGTCCCACGTGATGTCGATGAGCGGGGCCAACAGCTCGTTGTGCAGGCGCTCCAGCGGCGGGCCAAGCTGCAGCAGCTTTTCCTCGTAGCGCTGGGCAATCTCGGTCGCCGTCACGCTGCTGCGCGTGTCGTTGGCCAGCATCAGGAACAGGTCGGCGTAGAAGGCCGAGTTGATTTCGTTCTTCAGCTCCTGCATGTCCTCACGCAGGTGGCTCAGGTCCACGTTGACCTCGTAGGCCGTGCGGATGCCGGCGCCGGGGCCGTTGGCGTCGAAGTAGCTGACACCGCCGGGCATGCGCGCGCTGGCTTTGTCCTTGAGCGTCGTGGGCACCTGCAGGGGCGGGTTGACCTTCAGGTCCACCGCCTGCGCGCGGCGCAGCCGGCTGTGCTGCAGTTCCTTGACGGCGCCGAGTGCGTCCATGCCGGGGCTGCGCCCGTACACATCATTGCCTGTGATCGCCCAGCGCGGGGCCAGCACGCGGAAGCGCTTGAACCCGGATTCGCTCAGGTAGCGCTCATCGTCGGCGCCTGGCTCGAAGTAGCACGACTGCCAGCGCATGTTCAGCGCGTCGGCCTTGCGCGTGTCGCGCTCGGGCCGGGGCTGGATGATGTGCACCGTGTCCACCCAGGCGTCGTAGTTGCCCTTGTCGTAGAGGTTGCGCACGGTCTGGCTGCACGCCTCTTTGCCGAAGCGCTTGACCAGTTGGCCCACGGTCATCTTGAAGTCGCGGACGAACGTGTCGACCTGGTTCTTGTCGTCGGTCGCGATGGCGTATTCGCCGAACGTCTGCGGGTGCATGTGAATGACGTTCTCGAAGTCGTCCACCACCGGGCAGGCCCAGGTACCGAACAGGCCCAGTTCCTCGTAGGCCGAGTGCAGCGCGTTGTAGGTGTTGCTCTGGCTGAAGATGGACCGCATCAGCTCGGACTTGCGGTGCAGCCACAGCTTGACCGGGCCGAACTCCATCAGGTCGCGGTCGGCCAGCGTGAGCCGATACCAGGGGCGGGCGGGCGAGGTGGCGCCGGACATCATGCCGGCGGCGAACGTGCGGTGCGCGAAGATGGCCGCGAGCGTGTAGACGTTCTGGTCCTTGCGCCCACCACGGTTCACGTCCGACGTGCTGAAGCGCCCGAGGCGAGGCTGCACGAAGCGGCTGACATCGCGGCAATGCGTGTCCCACTCGCTGCGCTCAGTCCACAACGCGGCCTTGCGCTGCAGCAGCCGGGTGCGCTTTTTCTCGTCCACTCAGCCCCCGAGCAGGGTAGCGCCGCCGGTGTTCAGCGAACTCGTGGTCACGCCGGTCGGGCCGGTCAGCATCGTGCCGCCCATGCCTGCGGGCTTGCGCTTACCGCGCGGCCCGGCCAGCGAGTCGGGGGCCTTGACCTCCTGGGGCGGAGGCGGAGGCGCGGGAATGGAAGGCTTGGACATGCAAATTTTAGTTCTCCTCAGCGGTTGTCGAACTGGGGGATGGTGGGGCCGCGAGGACCGCCGCCAGGCGTGCGGCCCGGCGCGGTTGTGCTGCCACCGGGTGCACCTGCACCGCCCAGCAGAGTGCGCGCTCGGCCACCCGCCACGGCGCGTGCGCCGGGCCCGGAACCGCCGCCGATGGATGCGCCGCCCTGCATCGTGCTGTTGGGCGCCAGCGCGCCGATGGACATGGTTTGCGATGAGCCAAGCGAGCACATGCGGGGCATTGTGCAGTCCGCTAAAGCCTGCACGGGTACGGGGCGCTACAGGTTGGCGAGGGGGTCGTAGGTGTCCATAGAGTCGTGGCCCGAGGCAGCGCGCAGCGCGCGCAGCTTGGGCATGTCGATGTTGGCCAGGATGATGGCCGTGGCGCGGTCGGGACTACGGCCCACGCGCTCCACGATGTCCTCGCGGCTCTCGACCTTGAGGGTGTAGCCGGACAGTTCCCAGCGCGGCGCGCACAGCTCTTTGGCCAGCTCGGGGTCCGGCGGCAGCGCGATGCCCTTGTCGTTGTTCGGGTCCAGTTCCTCGCGCATCTGCCACCACAGCTGACTGCGCAGGTTGAAGAACGACAGCCGGCCCGACCTGTCCTTGGTCGTGGCCTTCTCGCTCACGTTGACGCCGTGCACATCCTGGCCGGCGTTGTTCAGCACGTCGTAGGGTGCAGCGCCCACGCCGATCACGTCCAGCAGCACGGGCGCGTCGTCGCGCCGTGCACCGATCACCAGGCCCGCCACCACGTTGCCGTTGGGCGTCTCTTTGCCGGGCTCCAGTTGCAGGCGGTCGAACCACTTGCCGCCCGTCTCGGTCTTATGGCGCGGCGCCAGCACGGTGTTGTCCTTGCCGCCTCGGGCCACGTCCACGCCCAGCGCCATCATCTCGCCCTTCGGGCTGCGCTCAACCCAGCGCGCCATTGCCGCCTCTACCCATGCGGTCGGGATGACCTGCCACGGGTCGTCACCCATGCCGGCCTCGAAGTCGCCCAGCAGCATCTGGCTGCGCAGAGGCTCGGGCAGGGCCTGGAGCTGGCCCATGTAGCCCGTGGACACCAGGAACGGGTTGTCCGCGATGCGCGACGGGATGAACGTGCGCGACTCGGGCGTGATGATTTCCTCGGGCCGGTAGTCGAGCGGGTCGAACTCGTAGACGCGCTCACCGCCCACCAGCACGAACTCGCGCCCGTCATCGTCGGCAATCCACACGTCTTTGCCGGTGTCCGGGTCCACGTAGACGTAGCGCAGCGCGCCGGGCGTCGTGGGGTAGAGCGCGTGCCGCTTGTCGAGCCACGGGCCGAAGAACTCCACGACCCAGCGGCCTTCGGCGTTGGTCGGCGGGTTGAACGTCAGCAGCGTGCATGTGCGCTGGCCGGGCCGCGTCGTGCGCACCCAGCCCTTGAGGAATCGCACCTGGGCCTCAAGGAAGTTCGCAGCCTCATCGATGACCAGCAAGTCCTTGGGTCGGCCCTGGTACTTCGTTTCGTCGCCCAGGTTGGGTACGGACAGGAATTCGACCTTAACGTCACCTTCCTCGTACACGGCCGGCTTGCCGGTGATCTTGTCCCGGCCCGCGACGATTTCTGCAAAGCGGTCGATGATGCCCACCAGCTGCGGGCCCTCGCGGCGGAACATCTGCACGCGACGGTGGCGCGTCAACGCCATGCCCACGGCCAGGTCCGTCTTGCCCCCGCCGGCGGCGCCACCAAAGCCGATCACGTCGGCTTTGGACTCGTAGGCCATCGTCTGCGGGCCTGGCAGTGGGCGCCAAGGCTTCTCGCTCACGTCAGCCGCCACCAGCGCGGCCAGCTCGTCGCGCTCGGCCGGGGTCAGGTAGCGCTCAAGGTCGCGAACTTGCTGCGGGGTCATCGCGGCGCGCCGATGCTCAGCGACTTGCAGCGGCGGCACTGGTACAGCCCGCACTGCTCAAGGCTTCGTGCACCCCACCGTTCGGCGTTTGCAACGTGCCACCACTGGCACGGGCGGAACCAGCACAGCCACCTCACACCAGCCCGCCCGCCGTCTCGTCGTCATCGCTGGCAGCGCCAGCCTTGCGCGCCTCGGCCAGGGCCATGAGCTGGGCCACGCGGGCACTGCGGGTGGTGTCGTCGACCTGCTGCACCATCGGGCCGCCATCGGCGCCCGTCAGCTCGGTGCGCTCGGCGTAGACCTTCTTGCGGCGGCCCTTGAGGATGAGCGACAGCAGGGCGTCGCTGTGCTTGCGGATCGTGAGCGGCACGGGCTGGCCGCGGTCGTCCAGCACGGGACGATAGGCTTCCTCCTGGACCACGGTGCCGTCAGGCAACTTCACGTCCTTCAGGTAGCGCTCGTACTGGTAGGCCAGCCGGCCCTTGTCAACCACGGGTTCCTCGTAGCCCTGCACGCCGCGCCTGAACGCCTCTTGCTCAGCGCGATCCACGCCAGCCTCCATCGCGTCGTCCCACGCGCTGGCGAACTCGGGGTCGGATTCCCGCGTGCGCCATGCCTGGCGGTAGTCGATGCTGGCCGCGCGAGCTGCGTGCGCGACCACGGGCACCTCTGCCAGTGCCTCAAGGAATCGGGCCTTCCAGTCGCCCCGGACTCGCGGTTTCGTGTGCTCACTCATCGCTGCCGACTTTAGCGAACTGTCAACCTCGCACGGGTACGCGCCGCCAGGTCGTCACCACGTGTCCGCGCCGGGTGCCGTCCAGGATTTTCTGCACCGTGTTCTTGTGGACTTCCATCGCCTTGGCGATGCGGCCCAGGCTCAGCCCTTCCTCGCGCAGCTCGAAGATCAGGTCCACGTCGTGGTCGGTCAGCTTGGCGTTGGGGTGCGACTCGCCGACCACATGGCCGGCGTCGTTCACTGCCACCACACGGAAGGCGCGTTTTTTAGCGGATTGGTTGATGCCTGCCACGTCCAGTCCTTTCACCCTTGATCCGACCTCAGTTGCCGCCAACCCCTTGATGCCCACCCTTGAACCCTTGATCCCTTAAGGGAGATCAAGGGTTTCAAGGGTAGGTTTGGGCATCTTTTCTTACCCTTGGAACCCTCAAAACAAGGGTGTTTCAAGGGTTTCAAGGGTAGGGTTAACCCGCGATTCAGCATGTTTTCAGCCTCACCCTTGTTTCACAATGCGCAATTCAAGGGTGCCACGCTTGCTGAAAAATGCAGATAGGTAAAACTTTGCACGTTCCATCAGCACACCCCCAACGTCGTGCCGCCTTCTTCCTCAAAGAACGGCGAGTCTTCAGCGTTCAGCAGGTCGCGCAGCGCTGTCCGTGCAGCGCCTCGGGCGTTGCCCTTGGGGTCTGACTCCAAGCCCTTCGCCACCAGAATGCGGCGTGCCGCCTCGTCGACGACCGCCTGCACCTCGATGCCTGCGGTCTGCGCTTGTGCCATCTCGCGCAGCACGTCGTAGACAATCTTCTGGTTGCGGCCCTTGGGCTTGAACACTTCGCGGCCCACACCGATCACCTCGGCCTCAACCACCACGCACGACGTGATGGGGTCCAGGTCATCGTCGATGCCGAGCTGCACCACCTCCAGCTTGAAGCCCCATTGCTGGCCGTCCTCGCCGTCCTTGTTCTTGGTGAGCTGCAGCATCCGCTGGTCGCCCTCGCGGACCACCTCGATTTCCGCATCGGCCGCCGCGCGCAGGCCCGACCACCCGCGGGCGCCCTTGGTGGCGTCCTTGCCACTGTGGTGGACCAGCACCACCAGCGCGCCGGTCTGTTCGTGGATGCGCTTGCAATGGCCCAGGGCCTTGCCCACGTCCTCGCCAGCGTTCTCGTTGGCCCCGGGCGTGGTCTGCGCAAAGGTGTCGACGATCACCACGTCCGCGCCGCCGGCGGCCTTGATGCCGAGCACGACGTGGGCGGTGTCCTTTTCCTCCATCAGGTTCGGTGCGGCGCCCAGCACGCAGAACGGCACGTCGTCCAGCGGGGCCTCGTAGTGCTGGGCGTAGGCCGCCAGGCGCTTCCTGAAGCCGTCAGCACCTTCGGCGGCGATGTAGGCCACCCTGCCCTGCTTCACGCGCCGGCCGCGCCAGTCCTGGCCCCGGGCGATGGCCATGCCCATGTCCAGCACCGCGAAGCTCTTACCCGACCCGCTGGCGCCGTAGATGACCGCCAGGCCGGCCTGTGGCAGCACGCCCTTGATGATCCACGGCAGGGCCGTGGCGCTGGCGAACTGACCCGCCTGCACGAACTGGAAGCGCAGGGGCTTATCGGGCTCGCCAGCCGCTTCGGCGGCCATCGCCTCCACGTTTGCCTCGAACTCGTCAGGGCTCGCCGGTGCGGTGCCCGTAATGCCGGCCATCTTCAGTAGCGTGCGCGCCGTGATGGTCGTGTCGTTCGTGCGCCCGAAGCTGTCCCACCGCTTCCACAGCGAGTCGCGACCCGGGTACTTGCTGCCGGCGCTGCTCCACTCGTCCCAATACTCGAAGCCCTCGCCGCGCGTCTCGTGGTGGATGGCCATGCCGACATGCAGCCAGTCGTCGTGACCGGCGTCGGGGTCGATCTTGGCCAGTGCGTTCTCGATTTCCTGCTGCGTGAGCCCGACGACCTCACCGGTGTGAGTGGCCGGCGTGCCGTCCATGCTCAACGTAAACCGCTTGCGCACCAGGTCCATCACCTCGGAGCCGATGTTTGCCAGGCTGTCGCTGCCGAAATCAGGGAACAGTACGTTGCCGGTGAACGTCACGAACCCCTTGTTGCTGAATACCTCGAAGCCGAACGGCTCGCCGTGGCTCTTGCGGTTGAACAGCTTGCCCCGCAGTAGCACACGCACACCCTCACCGCTCGGGCTGAACTCCGCGTAGCTGGTCAGCGCGATCCGCTCGACCTCGGGGTCCAGCACGCCGCCCTTGATGCAGTGGTCGAAATCCAGCGCGGTTATTCCCCACTCAGGCAGGACGGCTATACCCACGCCGGTGAACCGCCGTTTGGCCGCCGCAGCGCGCGCAGCGTCGAACGTCACTAACTGGCCGCGGTCCTGCGGCAGGCCCTGCTTGCCTTGGCGCCTGCTGCCGTTCGCGTAGTAGGGCACCTTTTTAGGTTTGTCCCCCGGCTTGTCGCCCGGCTCGAAACGCCAGATGAGCCACGCCGGCAGGTCGCGTATCTCGTCGGGGCAGTCGATGTGGGCCACGTGCGCGATGCTGGTGGCCGTCATCAGCGGACACCGTACTGGTCCAGCCACGCCTTGGCGGCCTTCACGTTCTCAACACTGCCCAGCAGCGGAGGAAGCCCGCCGACCGACGCAGGCACGTCATCCTCGGCGAGCAGCAGGTAGTCGTGCTCCAGCCTGAACGCCAGGTCGCTGATGCGGTTCTCTTCGTTGATTAGCGCCCGCATGTACGGTGTGCGCGCGTGGCCGTTGACGATGCGAAGGGCTTCGGCAACCTTCTCTTGGGCTTCAACAAGGGCTACCGCCGCGTCGATGAGCGTGCGCGCGGTGGCGCCGCGCTTGTTGCTGTTGCGGAGTACGGTGAAGGGCATGGTGGCGATCTTTCACAAGAGCACCATGGGTGGGGATTCCCGAAGATCGCCAAACCTTGACCCGCTGTCCACGGGCCGGGAACCCCCACCCATGGCGGGACAGAATTGGCTTGGCTCCCCCGACTTTAGCCAGACTTCAGCAGACAGTAAAGGCCAACTACTCCACCAGCGGGAACTCCGACGCGATGGCCGCGTCGCCCAGGCAGCGCTGTGCGAAAGTGCACGCCCGGCACGCGCTGTTCAGCTCGGTGCGGTAGACCGCGAACAGCCGCCCGTTCGTGCCGCGCGCCAGCAGCTTCGTGGCCGTCTCGATCTTGGCGGCCAGCAGCGCGTCGGGCTCACGCCGGCCCTTGGCCAAGTGGTAGACCACGTAGTCATAGGACGTGCCGCACGCGTCAGCCAGCGCCTGGCGCTCCGCGGTGGTCGCGGCGCGCATCCATTTCTCGAGCAAGGTGTTCATGGCCCGACTTTAGCAATCTGCAAGGTGTTCGGGAAGGGCTAGGGTTTCTACCTACTCCAGCGCCTACCCCTAATCCTTAGCACATGCTGCGCACGCACATTGCCCACTCCCCTGTGCCAACCAACCAACAGAGGATTTATGGGCGCTTCTACCGTAGCACTTGCAAAACACCACGAACGTCGGCAATCTTTACCGATGCGTGACGTTTACACGATCCGCAGGGACAACCTGCGTGAACTGGCCCGCACCTGGGGCGGCCCGACCAGCCTGTCCCGCAAGCTGGGCCACAGCAACGGCTCCTACCTGGCGCAGCTGATGGGGCCGCACCCCAGCCGGTCGGTCAGCGAGAAGGTGGCGCGCGAGATTGAGCGCACGCTGGGCCTATCGCTCGGCTGGCTGGACAACGAACAGAATCCTTCCATTGCCCGCTTGGATGATGAAACGCTTGGCGCATGCGTGCGCGCCGTGGGCGCCGCACTCCGTGACGCAGGCCACAAACCCGACCCGATCAGGTATGGCACTCTGGTCGAACTCGTCTATGACCGCTGGCGCCTGACCGGCCGACTGGACGAGGCATTCCTAAACAAGCTGATGGAGCTGGTGAAGTGAACGATGAGCAACTGCAACAACGAATTCGGTACCTGATCGAGCACGGCGGCCTCTACGACGACCCCATCGCCGACGTGCGCCGCTGGACGCGCATAGCGACAGCCACGGGCGGGTGTGCACTGTTCCTGCAACTGGTCGAGCTGGTCCTGTACTGAATTCCACAAGGGCCTAGGGTTTGTACCTAGGCCCTTTCGTTTGCGTAATGTTTTAGCAGGCGCTACAGTTGAGCCATCAACAACTGGAGCAAATGCCATGAGCCGCTACCACTGGTATCTCGTCACCACCCG